AGAATTGACGGAGACGAATGAATTGATGCATGAGATGGAAGTGACTCTTTGGAATGAATTGATGTAATACTGTTCTGGGTGAACAAAACTTAACACAAGGAGAACCACATGTCTCACGAGCAGTTGATGAAAGTGGCTACGGACTGTTACAAGAACTACGATGGTTACAGCGAGGAGGCCACTTCCGAACTCCTCACTCTGATCATGGATGATGAAAGTCTCTTGTCTGAAGCCCTTCATTGGGCTGCTTCGGAAGCCCTTCGAGAAGTACAACGTCAAGCCCGTGTGAAGATTGCCAACCAGCCAATCACTCCCAAGACATTCCCCAAAGAACAACAAGCTGTGGTGGTGGAGAAGTGTTTCACCTATCTCTACTGGCCCATGATGACGGGAGGATTCTTGAAAGACGCTACTCGTGAACAAATTCTCCAGGAAGCTGACCGTTACCGTTCCTTCAAGGAAGGAAATGCCATGAAGGAGCGTTTCATGAGACTGGTGGCTTCCAAACTCAAAGAGGGAGAAAAGGGTGGAAGTCTGCGTGAGGAAGTCTTCCACCAGATCCACAACCAAGCCAGGATCGATCTACTGGTGGGAGAGGAGTTCAAGTATGTTGGATGAGTTGAGGTCGTTGATGGAAGTGTGGGTTGCGAGTGAATTGAAGCACGCGATAAAAGTGTTTCCTTGGAATGAGTTGAATCATCTGATAGAAGTGTGGCCTACGAATGAGTTGATCCTGCCAGTTGGAAATGAACGGTCCGAATGAATTGAGAAGTGTGAAGGAAGCGTATGCTGAGAATGAATTGTACGTGGAGAATGAATTTCGAACCAAGAATGAATTCTAATACTTGACTGTAGTGGTAGTTTAGACGAACGGTGAATCCCAACACAAGGAGAATCCCATGTCCGAGTCCCGCGAAGTTGCCAAAGAAATCGCCAAGTCTATCATTTCTAAACGGAATGGTGAAGCTGTCCCCCCTGCCAAAAAGAGGGGACGTCCCAAGAAGGAACAACCTCCCGTCCACACGAATGGTTCCTGTAAGGGGGATGAGAACGGGGAAGTGACGGAGGTGATTAGCCTTGCTGTCAAGTCTCTCCCCCGTGATGTGGTCCAGTCTGCTCAGCAGTATACACGGGAACAAGCCCTGGCATTGGTAGGGTTGTACGAAAGTATTCAGAAGGTGAGAATGGGAGCCAGAAACCGTGAGAGTGCTCACGAACGGAATGTGGACATTCTGTCGGATCCTGTTCTCATTACGTCACTCAAGAACGAACTGGAGAAGGTGGAAGGGCAGGCCGAACGAGGTCTCAAGGAGTTTGCCAAGTCCCAACCTTTGGGACGTTGGGCTATGATGAATCTGGGAGTCGGTCCCATCTGTACGGCAGCGTTCCTGGCTCACATCGACCTTCAAAGATGTTGTTGTCCCAATTGGATCCATCTCAAGGGTGGTGATCGAAAGGAGATTCCTCCTCATGATTGTTTGGGACTGAGAACGGCAGGACGTATCTACAAGTTTGCGGGACTGCTCCCCAAAAAGGAACTGATTTGGGAGAAGGGTATGAGACGCCCCTACAACCTTCGCCTCAAAGTTCAGTGGTACAGAATGGGTTGCTGCTGGAAACGTTCCACCGTGGGTAAGGAACGACTTGCCTTGGTGACTGACGATGACTTCCGTAATTACATCAAGTCCCGTTCCAAGAAAGTGTTGACGGACGAGCAGGTGGAAACGAGAATTCCTGTGGAGAAGAAGTCCATTCAGGATGACCTGGTTTCCATTAGTGGAGAGGGTGGCTTGTACGTCCGACTGTACCAGCAACGAAAAGTCTTGGAGACGGAGATGAACAACACGGGTAAACTTCGGTTTGCCGCCAAGGAGTTGTTGGAGGAATGTCTCCAACGGAGAGCGAAGATTAGCCCTGAGCAGAAAGCATGTTGGGAGAGTGGCAAGTTGCAGGATGTGGGGTTGGACCGTAGAGCCATTCGATACGCTGTCAAGATATTCTTTTCGCATTGGCACACTGTCGGAAGACATCTGTTGGGTCTTCCGGAAGTGGTTCCTTACATCATGGCTCACGGAGGTCACACGGGTTACATAAGCCCACCCTTTTTCAATCTGGTGAAGGAAGGGAAAGTGTGTTGAGGTTTTGGATGGAAGTGACTCCCAAGAATGAATTGAGAATTTTGATGGAAGTGACGAAGGCGAATGAATTGTAAATTGTGATGGAACTGACAGAGGAAAATGAAATGGATTGCAACGGTTGGGAGAGCAGGAGCAAGGATGGGGAACAACTTCTGCTCTCCTTTTCAACTTGTCAAGAATGATGGAATTGTCTCTATAGAAGGAGTTGAATTCGTTGATGGAAATGACAAATGATAATGAGTTCAAACATCAGATGGAATTGTTACTTCTGAATGAATTGTGTACCGCGATGGAACCGTAGGTTAAGAATGAAGTGAAATACCTGATAGAAGTGACCCGTTGGAATGAATTGTGATGTAGGATGGAAATGTGAAGGTTGAATGAGTTCTCTTTTTAGGAAACCTCTACGATGAATGAGATGCGTGAGAAAGTCCAACAGTTCCTTCAGCAAATGAGGGAACGATGCGAGCAGTTACTCGCTGAGTTGGGAGACCAAATCAAGTCCACTTCCACCAAGGAACTACGACAGCAACGTCTGGTGAGGGAGTCCAGTTACATTCAACAGATTCTGGTGGAGACCCGACAGGACGCCCATGTCATTCCCAATACCAACACCCAGCCTTCCGTAAGGTTCGACTCTCCTGGATGCTGTTGGCTCTGTGTGCAACGGAGCAATGACTTCGGAGAGGAGATTGACGAAATCAAGGTTGGCTGGAATACGGGAGTTAGACGAAAGAGACGGGACGGGACTTGGGGAGCCTTAGCCTTCCCACGTACTTGTCAATTTCATGCTGAAGCCTTGCAGGTGTGGGCTGAGACCTTCTCTTCTAAGAAGGATGGTAAATAGTAAGAGTGGGTGGCAAGGATGCTCACGTTCACAGGGTTATTTCGGAATTCATTGCAGAGGAAGAGGACGTGAGGTGGTGCGATTCCACCCACCCACTTTTTTAGTTGCTTGTTCCGATGGAAATGTTGCCCGTGAATGAATTGATGTATGTGAGGGAAGTGTGAACCAGGAATGAATTAATCCAAAGGAGTGATTGGTGAAACAGGACGTTAAGAAGAAGAGTAAGAGTAAGGGTAAGGGTAAAGGTCCACGTAAGGGTTCCTCTTTTGAGAGAATCATTTGTGGCACCTTGTCCAAATGGTGGTCTGGAGGACTACGGGACGACCTTCTGTGGCGTAGTTCGGGTAGTGGGGCCAGGGCTAGAGTAAGAGGAAGGAAGGGTAAGGCTACTACAGGTCATCACGGGGATATTACCGCTACCGATAAAGAGGCCGTTGCCCTTACCAAGTTTGTCACTATCGAGTTAAAAAGGGGCTACTCCTCCAAGACCCCCTTTGACATCCTTGACAAACCAAGACCCAAGCAAACTCTTTACGAGGAATGGTTTGAGAAGCAGGAGGAAGCCAAGCAGCAGTCGGGAAGTTTCTCATGGATTCTGATTGTGAAGCGAGACCATCGACAAGCTGTGGTATTCATTCCCGAAGAGTTGTCGGCAGAGCTGATTGGTAGGGGAGCCACTTTCCCCTTCGACGGGAATGCTTCACTTACCGTGCGGTTGGGGAAGGATCAATGGGTAGATGGGTTCCTACTGAAGGATTTCTTGGATGGGACTAGCCCCGACATCATGAGGAAGTGGTATGAGGAGCAAGGTGAGGTTAGAGTTGAGGTTCAAGAAGGAAGTGACCTCGCAGAATGAATTGAAGACGCGGAGGGAAATGCGAAGTCCGAATGAATTGTGATGTAGGACGAAAGTGATAGGATTGAATGAATTGAGTGATGTGAATGAATTGTTGACAGGAATGATGGAAGTGATCCATAAGAACGAATTGTTCCCATAGAAGGAAATGATCCAAATGAGTGATTCTACTTTAGACCAACAACCTCCTGGGCCAGATGAATGGGACCAGCAAGTAACAGGAAAAGAATATCTGGAGTGGTCCCGACTCCAAGACAGTATTGGCAATGATATTTGCCCCAACTGTGAACAGGATACCCTTCGGAATGAGCAAGGTCCGGTGTGGTCGTGCTTCCTGTGTGGTTGGGTGGAGATTGGATTGGTGGACCAGTGTGAAGTTGAGTACGACGAAGGAGATGCAGAACTGGAATGAGTTGTTAACAGCGAAAGAAATGTAAAATGCGAATGAGTTGATGTAAACGATGGAATTGTACCCTCGGAATGAATTGAAGAGTGTGATGGAAATGGCATAGCTGAATGAATTGTTGCACAAGAAAGAAGTGTGAAGCAAGAATGAATTGAAATCTATGATAGAACTGAAATCGTAGAATGAATTGTTGGTTCCAACGGAAATGAAACTTGAGAATGTTTGAATTGCTCCACCTCCGGTTCTTCCAGTGTCATTCCAATGTCAGGGTGGAGTTTGATCCTCATCTTACCGTCTTGGTGGGGAAGAGCGGGGTGGGGAAGAGTGCTGTCCTTCGAGCCTTACGGTGGGTGTGTCAGAACCGTCCTCAAGGGGATGAGTTCCAACAACATGAAGCTCCCCATGTAGCAGCAAAGTTAGTCATTGACGGACACGAGATAGTGAGGAAGAAGAAAGGAAGGGAGTCTCTTTATAAACTTGATCAACAAGAGTTCAAAGCCTTTGGGAATACGGTCCCTGCTCCCATTGTGGAGTTACTTAACCTCTCACAGGAATCTTTCGCACGACAGCATGACCAGGCATTTCTTTTCTCCTTAACCCCTGGACAGGTAGGGAATGAACTTAACTCCATTGTCAACCTAGAACTTATTGACACAACCCTTGCTAACCTCTCCTCGTCGTTGAAGAAGGCTAGGCTAGAAGTGGAGGTAACGGAGGATCGTCTTCGCCAGGCTACCACCAAAAAGGAAGAGTTGGATTGGATAAACGAATGTATACTAGAATGGAATGGGTTAAGAAGTAAAGAATTCACCATCTCCCAAAAGGGGTCTAGGATCGCCTATATAGCGTCCCTAATCCAAAATAGGAATACCCTTAACCAAACCCTCCAGAACGTGGTACAAGCGAAATTTGACGGGTTTACAGCCCTCTCCAGTGGAGAGAACGTGGTACAACTTACCGAGCAAGTGACAAATGTCCAAAACTACCTGTCCAAACTAAACACTTGTATACTAGAACAGCAAGAGTTAAAGCAACAAAAGAAGCAACTTCAATCTCAACTAAGTGAGGTAGAGGAATGTCCCACTTGCGGTCAACCCATCCTAACCTCGACCGAGTAATTGCGATTTCTGCTTCCGACTTGCACTTGTCTCATAAAGCTCCCACAGCTAGGACGTTAAACAATTGGATGCATTGTCAAAAAAAGCAACTCCAGGAGTTATCTTCTTTGGTAGACAAGTACCAAGTTCCCCTCTTCTTGGTGGGGGATATCTTTGACAAACCTACGCATCATGCTGAGATTGTGAATTTAGCCTTACGTTACTTGCCTCATGCTTATGGAGTTCCCGGCAACCATGAGTTACCTTATCATAATCTCAAAGAAGTAAAGAAGTCCTCTTTCTGGACTCTCGTGGAAGCAGGTCTCCTTACTTATGTGGAGCCAGGAAAGCCATATCAGATTGAAGGATATACCCCCATTGTTCTTCATGGTTTCCCTTATGGGGTAGAAGTTAGTCCCTTGGAGCATAGGACCAACCTTGCTATTGAAATTGCTCTTATTCATTCCTTCATCTGGCAACGTGGTAAAGGTCATGTAGGGGCAGACGAAGCAGCCAAAGTAGAAGGATGGAAGGGTAAACTCCAAGGGTATGATGTAGCTCTCTTTGGAGACAACCATCTCCCCTTTGATACAAAGGTAAGTGATTGTGTGGTGGTAAATCACGGTTCCTTCTTCCGTCGTTACCACCACGAGATAAATCATCGACCTAGTGTGGTTCTTATCTATGGTGACCTTCACACGGAGAGATACTACCTGGACACTAGCCAGGATGAATTCACTGAGGAACGGAAAGTGGTCTCCTCCATCTTGGAGTTGGACACGGGAGAGTTACTACAGGAGTTGCAAGAACTAGGAGACGATAAGTTGGATTTCCGTCAAGTGGTGTTTCAAGCCATCGATAACCACAAGGTAAAGCAAGAGGTTAAGGATTGTGTGTTGGAAGCGATGGGGGAAGTACCATGACTCAGGATGAATACTCACAACTGAAGAAGCAGTATGATAGTATCCTACGACAAGAGATAAGGATTGAAGGACAGTTGGAAGAGTTGTCTAAGAAGATCTCCTCGGAGTTTGGCTGTAAGAATGAAGAGGAGTTGAAAGCCCTCTTGGAAGAATTGCAGGATGAATTTGATGTAGCGGAGAAGAAGTTTGAACAGGAAGTAACCACTTTTAATATCAAGTGGAAAGGAAAAGTATGACTGACCCGCAATTGCATGATGTGTTATTTTTCTATCAGAGTGAACTCTATCGTCGTTTCAGTATTCAACCACGACGGCATTCAATTTCCAAGTTGGAACATGCTGCCTGGATGTGTGAGGAAGCGAGGAAGTATCTTGTTGATGGGAAGCGAGACAAGGTCATGCGTTGGCTGGGATTCATTCAAGGTATCCTGTGGTATGGGGAGATATACTCTATCGAGGAGTTAAAGGATCACAACCGTAGTAGAGAGGAGGAAGGTAGTGGAACCACCAATCAAACTACAGTTGGATGAAGATGGTAAGCCTGTGGTGGCTTACCTCAAACTACAAAAGGGAGATTTCTCTCATGTGGTGGAAGTGTGGAATGAGCATGTGGTGATGGATTGTGATGACAAGGATGGAGTTCTGGGAATAGAAATTCTGGGACCACCTGAGTTCTTACTGGCTCTTAAAGAGCAACTAGAAAGGAAAGTGTGATGAGTCTTTGGACCGAACTAAGTGCCACAACTACAGGACAGTATGTGTTTGGGATACTGATCTTTCTGCTCTTCTTTTTCACAATCGATTGTGTCTGGAAGTTGATTCATGGAAGTGATCTCAGAAGAGTGAGCGAAGCTGATCCTCATTCGATTCGGCTTACTGTCAATGGACAGCATAAGGACATTGAAAGGTTGGAAAAGAAACTGCAAGAGGTCGCCAGCAACCTCAATCGAGTGGAGCATATTTTGATAACACAGGATGCCAAAGTTCTTCAGGAAGCCAAGGACATGGTGGAAGATACTCAGCATTGGGTGGAACTCACCCATACGTTGGAAACCCTCATGAAGAAGATGGCTCCTCATGATTTGGCTAGAGAACAGTTCTATCATACTCCTGAGTACAAGAAACTCAAAGAAGAGATTGATCTCTACAAGGTGAGAGGATGACCGACGCTAAGTTTCAAACCCTGAAGTCTTTGTGTTCTGCTGTAAAAGACAGCTCTGTAAACCACGACGAGTTCCCAACTCTCGGAGCAGCCATCTATGACCTGTTCTTGGAGGAGGGCTATGATTTGGGGAGACATGACAGCAAGTATCACAAGGATTGTATGGTGCTTGAACCCATTGATAGATTGTGGGGTTGTGCTATAGTGAGTGAGATACTTTACTGTCAAGACTGGAATGAGTTCTTGCAAAGGTTACGATGGAGATAACGTGCCACTTCCTCCTCTGGACAGTAAGTTGAGTTCCATCCATGCTTCCTACCAACTTGTCTGCCAACAGGTGGAGCAGGAGGAGAAAGCTTTAGCACGGTCCCAACAAAGGGTAAGCAACCTCCAGGAAGCTCAACAGTTGATTCAACAGTTAGCGGAGCAGGTCCAGAATCAAGTCCACCGCAAGATTAGCCATGTGGTAACACGTTGCCTCAAGACCATTTTTGTTGATGAAGCCCCTGACTTCAAGATCTCTTTCGTGAGAGCACGAGGCAAGACAGAGGCAAGGTTACTCTTTGTTCAAGATGGCCATGAGTTAGACCCCTTGGATTCTCACGGAGGAGGTCTTATTGACGTGGCTTCCTTTGCACTAAGGATAGCTTGTTTGATGTTGTCCCGACCTCCCCATAGAAAAGTAATAATCGGAGATGAGAACTTCCGCTTTGTGAATGGGGAAGAGTATCAGGAGAGAATGGGGGAACTCCTTATGACCTTGGCTAAGGAGTTAGGCTTCCAATTCATCCTCGTCAGTGATGACTCGTGGTTGAAACATGGCAAGGTAATTGACCTGGAAGAATTGGAGAATTGAAGTTGACCCAAGAACAATATCACACACTCCAAAATCTCATTGAAGCAGTTTGGAATGGAGACCGAGTTGCTGAGTATGCTGCCTATGATTGGCTTTGTGAGTGTGGTTATCCTTCTATTGCCAGGTATCATCAATCCCATCTTGGGACAGCCAACAACTGTGACTTGACCGTGATATGTTTGGGTGGATTTGAACCCACACCTGAGAACAAAGAGAAAGCTCTTACCTATCAAGAAGCTTTGGACTGGTTCGATAGATGGGAGTTGTACTATCACAGTAACGAAAGGAACAAATCTTTGTGAATGAAGAACTTCTATGGCGGAGTTTACCGACGTTAAAGGCATTAGCCAAGTCCATCAAGGAAGGTGATGAGGATGCCTGGGATCCTTTAAAGGATTTGTTGATTGAATGTGATTGTGAGTTAGTAGCAACCGATCACTATCGGTGTTCTTGGACTACAACCTGTGCCTTGGTGATTACTCTTGCGGGAACAGACTTCAGACCTGTGGTGGGAAATAGTAAACTCATTTTTGATGGAATGGAGTTCGAAAGGATTTTGGTGTTCCTCCAACAAGACCAAATTCGGATTCAGAATCCTGTCAATATTCAGTAGTCGCCCAACTTCCTATTTACAACCCACCCTTCTTTACCTTACAATCAACGTGAGTTAACTCATCCAAACAGTGGAGGAAGGAGCAGTGACGAAATTACGTAAACCTTCGGAAGAACTCAATACCAAAGAGAAGAAGTTCCTCGAAGAATATGTCAAAGATTTCAATGCCTCTCGTGCCTATCGTGATGCAGGTTTCAATGCTTCCACCCAAGCTTCAGCTGGATCAGGGGGATGTGGCCTTCTTAAGAAACGTAACGTAAAGGAGGCTTTGGATAAGATGTTGCAAGAAAGAAGTGAACGATGCAAGGTTGATGCCGACTATGTCCTCAAGGGTTTGATGCGAGAAGCAGAACGCTTCCACAAGGATACTTTCTCCAGGGATCGCACTAAAGCATTGGAGCTTATCGGCAAGCATATCAACTTCTTTCCCACTCCTCCTAAAGAGACTTCTCAAGTCCAACCTTCGACAGTAGTGTATCTAGACCTTAATCAACTCCAACTTCCGTTAGA